GTAATATAAAGTATGGAGTGTTGGATAGTTCACTCTGGCACAAACGAGGAGACACAGGACCTAGCCTAGCAGAACAAATGATTATGAAAGGCTGTAGGTTTAGACCTTCTGATAGAAGTCGAGGAAGTAGAGTATCAGGTAAAAATGAAATACATAGACGATTACAAGTTGACGAATACACCGAAGAACCACGTTTGGTTTTTTTTAGCACATGTACTAACATCATCTCGCAACTACCTGCTATACCACTGGATAAAAAAAATCCAGAAGATATAGATACAAACTCAGAAGATCACTTGTATGATGCTCTAAGATATGGTATAATGTCAAGACCACGATTTAGTGTATTTGATTATGATCCTGCAAGCAGACAAACAAATAGCATGCCTGTAGCAGACGCAACATTTGGATATTAATATGGCTGAAGATAATATAGACGAAGAAGTATTTATGGATGACTCATCAATCGCTATCGAAGATACAGAGGTTGATAGTCAAGATGATTACAATAGTTCTAACATCATTCCATACATCATGGATAGATACAAGAAAGCTGATGACTACAGAGAGCAAGACGAGCAAAGGTGGTTAAGGGCATATAGGAACTACAGAGGTCTATATGGTTCTGATGTACAATTTACAGAAGCAGAGAAGTCACGAGTATTTATTAAGGTAACAAAAACTAAAACACTTGCGGCATATGGGCAGATAGTCGATGTGCTGTTTGCTAATAATAAGTTCCCACTTACAGTAGAGCCAACAGAACTTCCAGAGGGTGTGGTATCCGATGTAAGCTTTGATCCGAAAGAACCAGAGAATATTCGAGGAAGACTAGACGATATGGAAAGTCCCTATGGCTTTGCAGGGGACGGTAAAGATTTACCTGCAGGTTCTACAAAAGAAAGCCTAATGGACAAACTAGGACCTTTAGAGGGTAGGTTTGATGATGTAGATAATCTACGAGAGGGTGTGGGTAAAACACCTACAGCGATTACATTTAGTCCTGCAATGATTGCTGCAAAAAATATGCAGAAGCAGATACATGACCAGTTAGAAGAGTCAAATGCAAACAAACATCTACGAAGCACAGCATTTGAAATGGCTCTGTTTGGCACAGGTGTTATGAAAGGACCTTTTGCAATCGACAAAGAATATCCTAACTGGGGTGATGATGGAGAGTATTCACCAGTATTTAAAACAGTGCCACAAGTTTCACATGTATCTGTATGGAACTTCTTTCCTGATCCAGATGCAAACAATATGGATGAAGCACAGTATGTGATAGAAAGACACAAGATGTCACGATCACAGCTACGTGCATTAAAGAAAAGACCTCACTTTAGAGATACTATGATAGATGAAGCTATCGAACTAGGTGAGAACTATAATAAAGAATACTGGGAAGATGATCTATCTGACTATTCACCAGAACATGCAATAGCACGATATGAAGTGTTAGAGTATTGGGGCATGGTAGATACGATGATGCTAAAAGAGCAGGGACTAGATATTCCTGAAGAGATAGCAGATCATGATGAAATACAGGCAAACATCTGGATATGCAACAGCAAAGTGTTACGAATGGTACTTAATCCATTCAAACCTGCAAAGATACCATACATGGCTGCTCCATACGAACTTAATCCATACAGCTTCTTTGGTGTAGGTATTGCAGAGAACATGGACGATACACAAACATTGATGAATGGTTTTATGCGAATGGCTGTTGACAATGCTGTAATGTCTGGTAATCTGCTAATAGAGATAGATGAAACAAACTTAGTACCGGGTCAAGACCTTTCTGTCTATCCGGGAAAAATATTCAGAAGACAAGGTGGCGCTCCGGGTCAAGCAATCTTTGGTACAAAGTTTCCAAACGTAGCTAACGAAAACATGCAACTGTTTGATAAAGCCAGAGTGCTTGCAGACGAAAGTACAGGACTGCCAAGCTTTGCTCACGGACAAACTGGTGTCATGGGCGTGGGACGTACAGCGTCAGGTATATCTATGCTAATGAACGCAGCAAGTGGTGGCATTAAGAATGTTATAAAAAACGTAGACGATTATTTACTTAGACCATTAGGCGAAGGTCTGTTTAGATTTAACATGCAGTTTAACTTTGACAAGAAGACTAAAGGGGACTTAGAAGTGAAAGCTCGTGGTACAGAAAGCTTGATGGCAAACGAAGTGCGTAGCCAAAGACTTATGCAGTTTCTACAAGTGGCAAGTAATCAGTCACTTGCACCGTTTGCAAAGTTTCAGTACGTAATAAGAGAGATAGCCAAGTCACTAGACCTAGACCCAGACAAGGTGACAAACAACATGGACGAAGCTGCATTGCAAGCAGAGATCATGAAAAAATTCCAACAGCAACAGCCACAACAACCACAACAGCCGACACCTCCTGCAGGAGCAGATCCACAAGATCCAACTGGAGCAGGTGGTGCGACTATAGGAACAGGGCAAGTACCGTTGCCACAGGAACAAGGATTTACAGGAAATGCAGAACAACCTACAGGACAAGCTACTCAGCAAGCTCAAGCCGTTGGTCAACAACAAGGACCAATGGGACAGCTTCAATGATTATATAAATTTTTTAATAGCACAGAACCACGCAGTTATGGAGCAGACAAACGATTTAGTTATACTGCATAGATCACAAGGTGCTATTTTGATGCTAAGACGATTGCGACAACTTAGGGATAGTGTAAACGCTAATGGAAAAACTTAGGTCTTTATCTTCTGTACTAGATGAAATAGCTGAACAGTTTGTAGATGGAGTTGTCTCAGAAAAAGTGGGAGAACCTACAGGTAAAAAGACAACTGCAGGTAGGTCTAAAATAAAAACTCCAAAAGGAGAAACAGTATCTGAAAAGTCAGTTACATTAAAATTAGGTGACAAGTATTATAACTTGCCTAGTATCTACGGAAATAAAAGATATTCTGACGATGTTTTGAGAAAAGCTTTACAAGATGGTGTAATACAACCAACAAGTGTGCATGACTCAAACGAACAAGCTAAAGAAGCAGCTATTAAGAGAAGTAAAGGCTTAGACCAAGGAGGAGCAGTGATGCAGGAACAAATGAATATGGCTTTCATGCAAGAAGGTGGTATGCAGGATGATGGTGGTGAAACAGAACCAAAGTCAGGCAACAAAGTACCATCAGGTTCATTAAAAGAAGAAGTTGCAGATGATATACCCACAATGCTTAGTGAGGGTGAGTTTGTTTTTCCTGCAGACGTTGTACGATACATTGGTCTTGAGACATTGATGAAGATGCGTCAAGATGCCAAGCAAGGCTTGAAGATGATGGAAAAAATGGGACAGCTTGGCAATCCAGAAGAAGCTGAGATACCAGATGATATTCCATTCGGTATGGCAGACTTAGTTGTCATATCAGGCGAGATGAAAAAAGAAGATGATGAGAAAGAAGAAAAGGCTGAAGGTGGTGCAGTAGGACTGCAAGAAGGGGGTATGCCACCCAAACGACCTGATCCTGAATTTTATGAATCTGATGCTTACAAAATGTATCAGGATGAAAAAGATGTTGCTTATGCTCAAGTTATGACTGCAGCTAGTGATGGCACAATGCTTGGTGATCCGGGATTAGCCAGAGCTTATGATGAATATCTAAAAACAAAAAAATCTAAAACTCCAACAGATACAGGTGGAGGTGGTTTATTTGACGATCCAAGATTTAAGAGAGGGGATGGTCAATCGCCAACAGAGTATACAGAAGAAGAAAAGAAAGAAATACAAGAATCATTAAAGACTGCTCCTACTCGTGGAGATGTTACACTTAAAAAGATTGTTAATCCAAACAATCCAGATGATTTTGAAATGCATCCGTTTGAGGGTGATGAGCCTATGTTTCCGTTGCCAGAGGGGTATGTTGTAGATGATACACCGACAGAGGATATGTATAGACCTAGACAACGAACTTCTATAACAACAGGAGACTCTGGTGGTGGTGAAGGATTAGCACCTTTACAAGCACCACAAGTTACAAGCTTGCTAGATCCTAGAGATGAAGATATTGCAAAAGCTACGAAGCAAGTTACTGCTAGTTTAGATGGTGAAACTCTCTACGACAAGAATGGAAGACCTTTAACATTACAACAACAAACACTTAATCAGTTTAAAACTGAATTAGCTGAAATAAATAAAATAGAAGGGGTTGACTTATCGTTTAAAGACTATTATAATTTACCTACGAGAGATAAAGTTTACTTTTCTTTACAAGCAAAGCTTGGTCAACCTCCATCAAAGGAACAAGTACAAAATGCTATAAAGCAAGCTAAGTCACCAACAGGTTTAAGAGGAATACTTTCTCCAATAACAACTTTAATATCTACTATGATTAGTTCACAAGCGTACAGTAAAGATGAAGTAGATATTGACACAGAATTTGCAGACCAACAACTTAAAATAGAAACAGCACAAGATAATTTAAATAAGTTAATAGATCCTAGAGCAGATTCTCCATATGGAAAAACAGGAGTGGTAACTAATAAAGAATATCAGGAATATTTAGATGATGCTCAACTAGCGTCAGGAGCTAGATTTAAATCAACAGGCATGATGGGTAAAGCAGATGATTTCTTACTAGGTATAAAAAGAGATCCTAGAAAACCTGACGCTCCTGCTCAAGTATTTACTGGCAAAACAAGAGACAATCCAAGTGGATTTTCTGATCTTACAGCCGATGCTTTAGGTAGAATAGAAAAAAATCGACAAGAAGTTAGTGATAGAGTGCAACAAAATGTTTTAACTAGGGGAAAAACAGCAGTCGAAACAAGTCCGGGTAATTTTATGTATTTGCCGTCACAAGCATCTGGGGACAGCGAAGCTCAACAAAGAGCAAGAGATGAAAATCCTCTTGAAGCTGCTCTAAGTCAAAATCCTGCATATCAAAGTCAAGAAGAACTAGCAAATCCTTTTAGAAGTAAAGGTGGTATATCTAAAATGTACGTAGGTGGTGTACCCACAAAACCTATGAAACCACAAAGACTGAAGAAAGGTGGTATAGCTTCACCTAAAGCTAAACCAAAGAAAATGAAGAAGGGTGGATTGGCTTCATCACGTAAAAAATAAATCCACAATATGTTGGCTACCTAACTCCCCATCAACATGGCAACAGTTAGCCCTAACGAAAGGTAAAGTAAATGGCAGAACCAAATGTAATGGTTGAAGACGCTACACCTAAAAAGGTGATGGCATTAGCATCTCGAAAATATTCAAGAGATGATAGGATTAAAAAAGACGAAGAGGAGTTAGAAAAACTTCTTGCTGAACAAAAAGGCGAAACAACTGAGGAACAAAAAGCTGAAGAGGTAAAAGAGGACAAAGAGCCTGAACCAACCAGTGCAGAAGAAAAGACGTTTAAAAAGCGTTATGGTGATCTGCGTAGGTATTCTCAGCAAAAAGAGACTGAACTGCAGGAGCAGGTCAAAGCTCTCAAGTCACAGCTAGATGAAGCAACTAAAAAACAAATAAAACTTCCTAGCAGTGATGAGGACATTGAAGCATGGACAAAGCAATATCCTGACATTGCAGCAGTCGTTGAAACAATAGCTATCAAAAAATCTCTTGAGCAAGCCGAAGGTCTTGAAAACAAAATCAAAGAGATTAACGAGATGCAACACTCAGCCAGTAAGGAAAAAGCTGAAGTTGAGTTATTAAAAATGCATCCTGATTTTGCTGATATCAGGGAAAGTGATGACTTTCATAACTGGGCAGAAGAACAACCAAAGTGGGTTCAACAAGCTCTATATGATAATGATACAGATGCAAAGTCAGCTTCTCGTGCTATAGACTTATACAAAGCTGACAAAGGTATCAGCAAAAAGAAGTCAAGCAGTAAAGATGCAGCTTTTGCTACAAACACAAAGTCAACGAGAACTAAACCTCAGACAAATGAAGAATCTTCATATCTGAAGGAGTCTCAAGTACAAAAGATGTCTTCACAGGAATACGAAAGACGAGCAGATGAAGTCATGGAAGCTATCCGAACAGGTAAGTTTATCTATGATGTATCTGGATCGGCTAGATAAAAAAAGTGTTGACATTTTTAAAAATATATGTATAACTATGTATATACATTAATATACACGCATAACCCCTTTATGGACTACTTATAAGTGTATATATTTTCGACAAAAAGCAATATGATGAGAATAACCTAGTTTAACTAGCCCAGAATGTACATCTGCACCTAGAACTAAATTAGCCCCTGTATCAGTAATTGTAATTTGTATCTGTGACCTTGAAAAGTGAGGAGGATTTAACATGGCTTTTCAAACTGCGGCAGGACACGGAAATTTACCCAACGGTAATTTCAGTCCTATCATCTATTCCAAACAGGTACAGCTTGCTTTCCGTAAGTCATCTGTTGTGGAAGGTATCACAAATTCTGACTATTTTGGTGAGATTGCTCAGATGGGTGATACTGTTAAAATAATCAAAGAGCCAGAGATTACTGTAAAAGAGTATGCTCGTGGCACTACAATCACACCTCAGGACTTGGACGATGAGGACTTTTCTCTAGTTGTTGACAAAGCAAACTACTTTGCATTTAAAGTCGATGACATTGAGGAAGCTCACTCGCACATCAACTTCCAATCTTTAGCTACTGACAGAGCAGCTTACAGACTTTCAGATCAATACGATCAGGAAGTTCTAGGCTATCTAGCAGGTTTCAAGCAGTCTGCACTACACGGAAGACCAGACACAGTAAACTCAACTGTATCAGGTTCTAAAGCTGTAGCATCTGCTGCTTCAAACGAACTACTTGCAACTATGCAGGTAGATGCTGAAGACTTCAACGGTGGTTCTTCAGGCAACTCTATTGTTGTTCAGCCAAGAGGAATGGGCGATGGTGTTAATACCACTGCTGCTCACGCTACACCTCTAGCTGTTATCAACAGAATGGGGCGAAAGCTTGACCAACAGCATGTTGATAAAGAGGGAAGATGGCTTGTAATCGACCCAGTCTTTGCTGAATTGCTAAAAGATGAAGACTCCAGAATTATGAATGGTGACTTTGTTTCTTCAAAGGACGAACTCAAAAATGGTATGATCTTCAGCAACTTGCATGGCTTCAAAGTGTTTATGTCAAACAACCTACCTGAAGTCGGTAATGGTCCTACAGGAGCTACTTCTACAGGATCAAGCCACTTTGGTGTAATCGTTGCAGGACATAGTTCAGCAGTAGCCACTGCAGAGCAAATCAACAAAACAGAGACATATCGTGACCCTGACAGCTTTGCTGACATCGTCAGAGGTATGCATCTCTATGGACGTAAAATATTACGACCTGAAGCACTTACTCGTGCTTTATATGTCTCAAAATTCTAAGGGAGGTAAATCATGGCTACAATTACAGCAACTCTTGCAAATACTCATGGTTCTTCTTCTCGTGGAAGACAACCATATTATGTGCAACAAATAGTTGACCTAACAGCTAACAGCATTGCTCCGGGAGATGTAGTTCAGTGTCTCACTGTACCTGCAAACACCAAAATCATTGCTGCAGGTTTACAGGTAACTACAAGTGCAACTATGAACTCTGGTACTGACGCAACAGCCATTCTTGGTACTGCTGTCGATGACAATGAGTATGTTGCGGCATTTGATATTGACGGTGCTTCTGATGGTGCTTATGCTCCTAGTGCAACCGTTG